CTAGATAGGCGTTTCTTCAATTATAGACAGGTTTCTACGTGAAAGATGGCAGTTTTGACTGGATATAACATTCTTTTACAGAAAAAACTTTGAATGTTCAAATAATTATTAAATTTTATAATGTCCTAATACTACACTAATAAGCATCACTTTCTTTTTTAAATTACGCTTATTTTACCTCTTCTACTTCATATCCATCCTCTGCTTTCTTGCATTTGAAAACGCAGTAATCCGGATTACTTAAAGCATTATCAAGGCTTTGGGGCAGAACGATCTCTTTCGTCTGTTTGTCGATTGCTATCAATGCGTAATATATACCTTCTTCTTTACATTGCTCAATCAATACCTTTTTCAATTCTTCTACGTTATATTCCATTTTTTGAGATATGAACACAATAAAAAAGCCTCTTACTTCGATGTAAGAGGCTAACTAAAATTGAGTAGTGGGTACGAGAATACTGAGAAATATTCTCACATATTCTATCGTATCCACATATTATATTAGCTACTCTTATAATGTTTTGTTATAGTCTATTCTATTCTAATATAGTCATAAATAGTCCCTGTTTTAGTCCCCGATTTTTTAATTAGGGACTATTTCTTATTAAATAAATCCATTGCATTTTTCTTCTCTTTATCTGCTATTGCTATATATGGCTTCATTGTTCTGTAATCTTCGTGCCCAGTCCATTTCATAACTACTTCAGGAGGGATACCTAACATTATCGCATTGCTTATGAAAGTTCTTCTTCCGCAGTGGGTAGTGAGTAATTCATATTTTTTATATACTTCATCTATTCTTTCGCTTCCCTTGTAGTAGGTGATAGAAACTGGAGCATCTATCCCGCACATCTCCCCAAGTTCTTTAAGAGCATCGTTCATCTTTTGATTAGATATGACAGGAAGAGCGAGATTGTTATCGTAAACTTCATCCTTGTATTTTTCAAGAATTGCTTTTGAATATTTGTTCAGTTCTATCCTTAATGTGTCGTAAGTTTTAATAGTTGTTACTAATATATGATCTTCATATACATTACTCCTTTTTAAATTAGCAACGTCAGAATATCTCAATGATGTAAAGCAACAAAAACAAAATACGTCTTTTACTTTTTCTAAATGGGAACATGAAGAGGGTGTTTTAAAGTTGTATATTAGCATCAATTCCTCCCATGTCAAATATACGACAGTATTTCGAACCTCTTTTAATTTAGGCTGAAATGTAGTAAAGGCAAGTTCTTTATTGTATCCTTTCTCTGTGGCCCAGCGAAGGAACCATTTTAGATTATCTAAGTTTTTTCTTATACTTGAATTTTTAAGCCCTTTCTTCTTGGAGCTAATTGGCACTGTATGCATATAATCTACAAACTTTGAAAGTCCTTGTTTGGTAAGATCCTCAAATTCGAGGCTAGGCGCAAAGTCCTTAAGTCTTCTTTGTATAGTTCTATGTTCTTTATATGTTGCTTCTTCCCATTGACTCTCTTTCCCTTGTTCTATCATAAATTCAGTGTGATATTCAAAGAGTGTCCGTTGTGGCCTTACTTTTTTCCCTAATCTTTGATTAAACTCGTCTTTGAATTCATTTTGAGTAGGAGATAATCCTTTTTGTTCAAATAGGAAGAATATGTTGTCGCATATATCCTCATAATTTTGAATAGCTTTATTTATAATGGAAGAATGAACCTTTTTTGTGCCGTGTGTTGTATTATTCTTGCAGCGTTGACTGTCTGGGCTCCACTTGTCTATGTCCACCCGGTATCCCACATTAAACGCGACGATGTTATCTCCCCATTTTATTCGGTAGCGAAGCTTTGCGTCAGTTTTGTCTTTCTCTTTATCGAGTAGAAATATACAGTTTCTTTTAATATTCATAGCTTTTCTATAAATGCCATTGATTAGTTTTACTTTTAATACATCGTATTTTTATTGATTAATATATCTAATTGTTGTTTATAATGGCTTTTGTCTTATAAATTCTTGTTTTATATGATGTTTTTATTAAACTTTTTCGTATTTTACCTGTTGTATAATTTTACGAATAAAACATAACCTTAACCTAACACTTACTGCCTATTGAGCATTTCTTTCAGCACACATATTAAATCATCCTTAGACTTTATTGTAGCGTCTTTTTCAGATATAATTCTTTCCAAATCTTGAATACGCTGTTGTAGCCTATCGAGCTCGCCCGAGTTTGATTTGTCGCTTGGGTCTAGTCGCTGTATTTCAACCTCTCCGGTAGGCTTAATAATTTTTTGGGTCCCGGATTCGGGCATAGCTACGTTAACCGTATTCCCAGAATTATTCATAGTGTTTTTGCTGTTGTCTATAGAATTGCTATTACCAATAATGGAATCGGATAAGTTTCCATTATTGACATTATAATCACCGTTAACTATAGTGCCATGTCCTGTCATAAGCCAATCGGAGTTCACTTCGGGAAATGCTTCGATAACTTTATTTAATACGTTCATCCCATTATCACGGGATACCCAATTATTAACTGTCTGTGGGCTTTCTCCAACTTTTCTTGCAAAATCTGCTTTAGATTTGCAAAATTGAGAAATTATTATTTTAATTCTTTCTCCATTATTTTTCATATAAACAAAAATGTTTATCTTTGTGCCGTAACGAGTTGCAGATATTACAGAGACAAAGTGATTAAACTTTCCTCATAAGAGGTTTAATATATGGTATCCGTAGTAGCTGCAACCTATTGCGGATATTTTTATTTTCAAACAACTATGTATTGCGGTACTTTGTTTTATTAGACCCTTCCAACCGCAACTTTGGAGCTGGTCGCTTTAACTTTTATTGCTATGGTACCTCTCTCTGAACGAAGCGCAGATGAATATGCAGATACTTATTTTAAGGCTGTTTATTGTCACATGGCTTAGTACCTAGTCTTGCAATAACAGACATTAATTCATTGTACTTTATTATTTTCTCTTTTTCATTAACCATTGACAATAACCCTATAAGCCTATCCTTACAACTTTGCAGGATATGTATATCTTCGGGCGATTTAATCATTTCCAATAAAACCTTGACTATTATATTACAAGTTTCTGTGTCTCCTATATTTGACACATGAAATAATTCACTTATTCTGTAATAAAGAAATTGATATTCAATACCTAAAGGGTCTGATTTTAATAGCACATGATAATAATAATCAGATACAGCATGGCATGTTATTGCATTATTCTTTTCGGCATTGAATACAGAGCTAACCTTTGTAGTCAATAATTCATCTCTTATTCTTCTTATATCAATAATAGAGAAGATATTCCAACCAATTAGCATAGTTACTAATAATGCTAATATACCCACTATTACTCCTTGATAATCAAATCCCAATTCAGGCACATGAGGGCATGCAATACATATTGCAATAACACTTACTATTATCGCAATAACACTCAAGCCAAGTGCTATCCACGCTATCCAATTTCTATCTTTACTTTCTTTCTTCATATTATAATAAGGTATAAACCACTCTAATAGTTAAACAATGTTTATTTCACAAATATTGTTTATTGAAAATTGTGTAATAAACAAAATCTGTGTATATTTGCATCATCGAACCGCTACAAAGATACGCAACTTGGCAGAGATTCGCAATAGTATAAATGCATTAAAAGTAAGAAAGTTATGAAAACTAGAGATTATGAACTTGTAAGAAATGGTAAGTATAACATGAAAGCCATCATGCAAAGAGCTTGGGCTTACGTTCACAAGTATGGTTATTCTCTGAAATCTGCCTTGCGTACTTCTTGGGTGGACGCTCGCCTCAAAATGGATGAATATGTAGCATCATTGAATCCGAGAACGATTGAACCAAAACAGGGAAATGTGTTGAAAGCATTCTTTGCTGATAAATATGTCAATTATGATAGTTCTTGGAGATAAGATATAACCCGTAAAAAGGTAGTCTGATAATCCGACATAAAGCACCTACGACAATCAGCGCTGTGAGTAAGGGAAACCAGTCGGACGGGGGATAAAAGCCCGTATCAACGTAGAGAATATTTGCTACGGGCACAACGGTAAACCGATGAATCCCAATTCGGGATGGGAGGCTTAACCCTCAAAAATGAAGTCGTGTTCAGGGCACGTTAAAGTAGCCTGCGCAGATAAGCAGTATAGCCGATGCGAAGTATAGCGTAATAGCCAACCAGCGATGATATGAGCGGAAGGAAGCAACGTGAGTAAGTTAATATATAGCCCGCACGAACAGTTGCACTGTTTGCGTGAGTCTTGATCGGATCAAGGTGCGGGCACTAACTAATACATATATAATATGAAACGTATACCATTATTTATTATTTGGATAATATCTCTTGCCATGACGATATTGTTCGCAAATGAATTTAATGTTGTTTTTTGGCTTTCTTTTGTCGCATTTGCATTGTGTCAAGTGTGCATAGAGAAAAACAAAAAGAGACTAGAGAGAGAAGAGTAATTAGCTACTTAAAACTTTTTGTTTTGTCGTGTTTTTATTTTGTGTTTGTGTGTTCGGGGTGTATTGTCTGTGAAGATAGTGCATCCCTTTTTAAATGGAAAAATGAAAATAATAAAAATATACTTTAAGGAGATATCGTCGTTCGTGAGAATATTGATATCTGTTGTATTTCAATGTAAAGCCCTGTATCTAAAGTGATACAGGCAAACGGGCAGTTATGTCTCGTGGCTGAAACTACGGTGAAGTGCATCAATAATCCGTGAGGCTGGTTCGACTCCAGCACTGTCCACTCAATTTATAAATGAATATTTTATGGTAAAAGAAATCGTTATTGATGAAAGCTATCAAACAACTAAAGTGTTTGATGCTATGAAAGTAGGAGATATCTATAATATTCCCTACGATGAATCACGTCACATTGGTATTAAGTCTGAAGCTGCTAGAAGAAATCGTGAGGCACGCTTGACTAATAAGCTAAAAGCTAAGATAGACTTAATGTTTAGAGTCTCAAAAACTGAATATACAGGATATACCTCAGTTATCCGGTTAAAGTAACTTTAGAAAACACACAATCATGAAAAGAGTATTAACAGAACTGACACAAGAATGCGAGCTGACAGCTCAGATGTATATATCTGGATTGGAGAAAAAGGAAATAGCATCATTAAAATATAAGGCAGTTAGTACGATCAATAACCAATTACAGGAAGCTTTTAAGAAGCTAAATGTAAAAAACGGACGTGAATTATGCCGTAAGTTTTATGAACGATTATCGGGAATTGAATTTACCTTTGATTTTTCTCCGATAGTTAGAACGGTAGTAACGTGCTGTTTATTGTTTGTTTTAATCCTTGATTCGCATTGTGAAAGGATAAGATTAAGAAGTACGCGAAGTATAGCAAGGGTCGAAATGGTCTTCCGATCTAGGGCTAAGAGATATGATTGTTGTTTATTATAAAAAATAATAGGAGGAATTATGATTGGATCAGAAAGAATATCAAATGATACTCGCTTGATAGATTTGACAGTTGGGGAATTAAGGGCATTGCTTCAAGATGCTATCCCTGTAAATAATCCTCCGGAATCAAAAGAATATGTATATGGGCTAAAAGGGATAGCTGAATTGTTTCATTGCTCTTATACGGAAGCTTATCGTATTAAGCGCAGTGGAAAGATAAAAAAGGCTATAAAGCAGGATGGGCGTAAAATAATTACAGACGCTAAAAAAGCATTAGAACTCTTTGGTAGATAATCTATTGTTTAACTATAATCCCGGAGTAAGGACTCCGTGCGGTATCCAGTCCGCTATTTAAGTTTTGAATTATCCCCGTATGGCTTTGCTGTTCGGGGCTTTTTGATTAACCACTTTAATAATATATAATCATGAAAAAGAAAGTAATTGTAAGAGGAAATTATTCCGGTGTATTTTTTGGAGAGTTAGTAGAAAGAAATGGTAGAGAAGTTAAGCTCGAAAATTGTCGTAGATTATGGTATTGGGACGGTGCTGCTAGCATATCGCAATTAGCGATCAATGGTACGACTAATCCAGGTGAATGTAAATTCACCGTTACGGTTCCAGAGATAGAGATTCTGGATGCAATTGAGATTATTCCGTGCTCAGATAAATCTGTTAAATCTATCGAAAGTGTTTCAGTATGGGCAAGGTGATGGAAGATAGAATAAAACAGTTTCTGAGTATTAGCTCTGGCTCTGGCGATGGCTCTGGCTCTGGCTCTGGCTCTGGCTATGGCGATGGCTCTGGCTATGGCTCTGGCTCTGGCTATGGCTCTGGCTCTGGCTCTGGCTTTGGCTCTGGCTATGGCTCTGGCTATGGCTCTGGCGATGGCTCTGGCTATGGCTATGGCTCTGGCTCTGGCTCTGGCTCTGGCTATGGCTCTGGCTATGGCTCTGGCGATGGCTCTGGCTCTGGCGATGGCTCTGGCTATGGCTCTGGCTCTGGCTATGGCGATGGCTATGGCTCTGGCTATGGCTCTGGCTCTGGCTATGGCTCTGGCTATGGCATAAAATCTGTAAATGGGAATACTATTTATATAGTAGATAATATACCTACTATAATTACAAATGTAAAAGGTAACATTGCAAAAGGATTTATCCTCGGTTCCGACTTATCTCTTACTCCTTGTTTTATAGTAAAAGGGAATGATCAGTTTTCTCATGGTAATACTCTACACGAGGCATTTGAATCTTTGCAAGAAAAGCTTTATGATGATAGTACAGAAGAGGAAAGAATTGATAAGTTTAAAGAGCATTTTTCTGACTTTTCAAAAAAATACTCTGCTAAGGAATTATTTATATGGCATCATGTGCTTACTGGGAGCTGTAAAGCTGGGAGAGAGTCTTTTTGTAGGGATAAAGGTATAGATGTAGATAATGATAAGTTTACCGTCTATGAGTTTATAGAACTAACTAGAAATTCATATGGCGGTGAGGTTATCCGCAAATTATCTTGATTTAATCCCGGTGTCCGTTGGTTCGGTATCCGGGAACTATTTTAACCACTTTAAATGATATATGATATGAAGGAATGGAATGATAATTGTCTTGAACTTTACGATAAGATAAGGCAGGTTCCAGACAATGCTAAAAAAACAATTTCAGCAGGTCGTTTAAAAGGAAAGACAGATATCAATCCTATGTGGAGAATTAAAACTCTAACGGAACAGTTTGGCCCCTGCGGATTTGGTTGGCGTTATGAGATTATAAAAATGTGGAATGAACAAGGTGCAAATGGAGAAATATCAAGCTTTGTGCATATCAACCTTTTCGTCAAATATAATGGGGAGTGGAGCGAAGGAATACAGGGGGTTGGAGGAGCTTCATTTGTTGCTAACGAAAAGAATGGAGCATATACGTCAGACGAATGTTATAAAATGGCTTTAACTGACGCTATATCTGTTTCTTGCAAGGCTTTGGGTATGGCTGCTGATGTGTATTGGGATAATGATTCTACCAAGTATAATAAATCACAAATAGAAAATGATAATCGCAAAGTTTTAAACGCTTCTCTTCTCGGAAGAGAAGATTTGATGAAATGGATTTATAGGAATGAATCTTTTGCAAGAGAAAATAAACAACGTTTTTCTATAATTAATTTGATAGAGAAGAATTATAGATGTACGAATGATGACATAAATAAGATTTCCGAAAATTATTATCAATATAAAGTAAATCATAATCTGCAATGAATAATAAACTAATAATCAACAGAATCCCATCTTCCAAGACGGAACAGAAAGAAATGGCTAATGCTTTTATTTCCAAAGTTATTGATGGTGGTATAAATCCGATTGATGCAGTGGTTCAGATGAAAAGTATTTCTGAAACAGTAAATACGTTTTTAAAGGATGAAAACATAAAAGATGCAGTAATACAAGAATGCGAGAAATATGGGAAAGGTGAGTCTCCCGGCTATTTAGGTGCAGTAATCCAAATAAAGGAAACTGGTGTTACATATGATTTTTCTGTTTGTAACGATCCGGTTTATGAACGTCTTGTGGAGGAAAGAAAGATTATAGATGAACAATGTAAGGAAAGGGAAAAGTATTTGAAGACACTCTCAAAATCTAAGACAGAAATTGATGAGGATACAGGGGATATATTTCAATTATTTCCTCCTGCTAAACAAAGTACAACATCATATAGTATAACCTTTAAAAAATAAAAGAAATGATTCTAACAGGTAGTATTTGTCTTTCGGATATCCCGAAAGAATTATTCAAAAAAGTAGAATGTAAGGATGGTAGTACTAAAATATATCTCAATGTAGCTATATTAGAAAGGAAACGTCCATCTCTGTATGGTCATACTCATGTCATGAGTTGCTCTCCTAGACAGGAGGAACGAAAAGATGGGGTGAATTACTTTTGTGGTGATTTTAAAGAATATATTCCACAACCTAATATTCCAACTGCTGAACAAATTGATTCAGCTCCCAGCGTTTTACAAGATGATGATCTTCCATTCTAAAAATGTTATACGATCTTTCTAATCCATTACAAGCGGAACAGTTTAAATCTCGTTCCGCTTTGCTTGTTAAAAACGGGAAAATAGTAGAATTAACAGAAAAGAAGTCAATACGTACTGACAGGCAAAATAGATACCTTCATGTAATTTTAGGGTACTTTGCTTCTGAGACGGGAAATACTTTAGAATATGTGAAGCAAAAATATTTCAAAATATTATGCAATAAAGACATATTCATAAAGGAAGTTTCTGATAAGTATTTGGGTAACATTAAAATTCTTCGTAGTTCTGCCGAATTGGATACGGAAGAAATGAGTAATGCAATTACTCGTTTTAGAAACTGGAGCTCTGGGGAAGCTGGGATATATCTCCCCAGCCCGGACGAGGAACGACTTTTGCAGTTGATGGAGATAGAAATTCAAAAAAACAAGAATTACATTTAATTCCAAATAACAGCTATTTGGAAGGTTTGAAATAAAAGTTATGCGAAATGCGTAGAACTAAAGTAATCCATATCTACCTGATCTTCGAGAAGCGGAACTATTATTTCAGTTCGGTAACGGGTATATTTCGCCATTTGTCCGAGGATCAGATAGGAATTAAGCAAAGTACATTATCTCACAATACGGAGAGTACTATCGTCACTGGTAGGGCTATAATCCGCAAGAGTGAGCTATTGAGATAGCTTTGTTAACCTTTTTACCCCAGCCTGCTTGTCTGTGAAGATTGGCGGGCGAACATGGAGATGCGCAGTGGAGTGCTTTTGACTTTCGAGAGGTGCACATGTTAGAAAGTACGGTACGTGAGATATAAGGAGTAATTAACCTTGGAAGTAGCGCAAAAGGATTTAGTCCTTGATTGGGTGTTCGAATCGCCCCGTCTCCACATGAAAATAACAATCACCAAACAAGAATGCCAGACGATAGTATGGAATATAAGACAATAATCAAAGGGAACGCTCCTTCTAAGGCTAATTGCTATAAGATAGTATCAATCAACGGGCACGGATGCCTAGCCAAAACTCATTCCTTGAAAAAGTATGAGGAATCCTTTATTTGGCAGGCAGGAAAGTTGAGGGATTTGAATATCAACGAGCCATTTGAGTTCTATATTGATGTGTACTACCCAAGTAAACGGAGCGACCTTGATAATGTATTAAAGCTACAATTAGATGTGCTTCAGCGAATCAAATGCATTAAGAACGACAATAATTGTTGTCTTATTCATGCACGCAAGTTTGTAGACAAGGAAAATCCACGTGTGGAGATAACGATTAGGACTTTGGATTAAAAAAATAAGATTTTCATTTGGTATTTTGAAATTTGAGTGTATCTTTGCGGTGTTCACGCCAAGAACAAGACTTATGAAAGAGATTAACGTGCATATTTTTATGTTCGTTTGTAAGCGTAATATTGCAAAAATATAAGGCTATCAAATCCCATTGGATGCTCGTTATCTCTAACAGTGTCGGTTCTTGGCGGAACGGGAGGCGATAGCCTTTCTTGTTTTTAATAACTCAAATTTCGTTCAATGCCAAGAACCAACGAAGTCAGAGTTAAGGTGAATAATAGTAACCTTATTACATCTGCGCCCAGCAGTGCGAAAACTGTATCTTATGAAAATTTCTTAATCGAAAAGAATTGCAAGAATGAAGCTTATGCCTTCATCCTTTCGCAAGGATTATTTCGGCAATTCCAGGATTACCATTTTAGTCATCATTCGGATGATCCGCACAAGGATTGTCTAAAGTTCTTGTTGTCGAATATTTAAATTCTAACTAAATGGCGGAATGAGAGACTTCCGCCTGTATCGCTATTGTCTAAAATCAAATAATATGAATACTAATCAAATCTTCCAATACAACGGAAGTCCTATCACTTTTCATAAAGGTGATAATGTAATGGTAAATGCAACCGAAATGGCTAAGCCTTTCGGGAAATCGCCAAAAGATTTTTTGAAAACAGAGCAAACGAAGACGTATGTCAAAGCATTAAGCGAGGTGAGAAAAATCCTCTCGTCTGATTTAGTGCAAGTTATCTATGGTGATAATGGCGGCACTTGGATGCACGAAGATGTAGCCTTAGTGTTTGTTGAATAAAAAATAAAATTGCGATATTATGAATGCTTCAATTATCAAATTCGATTACAACGGTAATCAAATTCCTTTTGAAAAAGGAGATGATGTAATGGTGAACCTTACAGCTATGGCGAAAGCCTATCCGGAGAAGAACCTATCTACAATTGTTAACTCGCAGGAAATCAACGAGTATTGTGCATCTCTTTCCAAACTAAAAAATTTTAGTTTGGCTGATTTACTGACAGTTAAGAGAGGTGGAGACAACCCCGGCACTTGGGCGCACCGTCTTGTCGCTATCCGTGTCGCTCAAAAACTAAATTCCGATTTAGCTGTATGGGTGGATATGAGAGTGGACGAACTACTTAAATACGGTATGACCGCCACGCAGCCTACCTTGGAGCAGATGATTAATAACCCCGATCTAGTTATCAGTCTTGCCACTCAATTAAAGAGCGAACGTGAAGAGAAACAAAAGATCGTTTTAGAAAATCAGTCGCTGAAAGAACTGAACGAATCTCAACGACCTGCGGTCATTTTCACGGAAAGTGTAAAAATAAGCAATACGAATATCCTTATTTCAGATTTAGCGAAGCTTATTACGCAAAATGGACATAAAATAGGGGAAATAAGGCTATATGAATGGATGGTAGATAATGGGTATCTCATACGAAGGAAGAGATGGAGTAACTCTAAGCAGAAACATGAAAATTATTATACTCCGACCCAAAGGGCGGCAGAAATGAAACTTTTTTGGGTGTCTGAAAGAATTATATCAAATCCTGGGCATCCGCAGTTTACTAAATTTACATGTTATGTAACCGGAGAAGGGCAAGTCTATTTTATTAACAAATTTAATAAATTAAAAGTAGCATAAAATGAAAATAGATGTACGAACGGTATACCACTGTGAACATTGCAAGAAAATCTCCCTTAGTAAGGGTGCTATGACATTGCATGAGGATAAGTGTAGGTTTAATCCTCTAAACAGATCATATTGTATAGGATGCAAACATCTTTTGGTGGAAGCTGTAGAGTATAGCAACACCGATGAAGAATTTACAGGAGTAAGACCTCGTCGCAAATTCACATGCAATATAGATGGTAAGGTAATGTGTCATCCGAAGATTAGGACATTTAGCAAAGAAAGGCAAGAATTGATAATGAGTATTTCTCAAAAAATAATGCCTAACATGAATGAAGAATGTCGTTTTTATGAAGATGCGGGTATTCCTTTTTGATGTAACCAACAGGGCTACCTACCAGTAGCCCTACAACAATATTAATCATGAAAAAGAAATCAGACAAGCAAGTTATCCGCCCAGATACTTGCGCAAAATGCAATAATGGAACTATTGTTCCCACAGCCAAGGGAAATCCACGTGTTGCCTACTGTTTTATACTCAAACGGCGTTTTGTCGCTGATAGTAAGAGAAATTGTATTCATGCGTATTAATTAAACATATTATGGCTGGAAGACCTACAAAGCAGGGAATAGATTATTTCCCTATGGATGTTGGTTTCTTTACAGATGTTAAGATAAGAAAGATATCACGGGCCTGTGGGTCTCAATCTACTTCTATACTTATATGCCTGCTGTGTAATATCTACAAGGATGAAGGGTATTACATTTTGTGGGACAAAGATTTGCCTTTTGTTATTGCTGACACAGTTGGGGTTTCCGAGGGCGCAGTAAAAGAAGTTTTGATAAAATCATTACAGGTTGGTTTTTTCGATCAGGAACTTTATGAGAAATATAAAATACTCACATCTTCTGGCATTCAAAAGAGATTTCTTCTTGCTACTTATCAACGCAAAGAAACGACTATTATCCCCGAATATTTAATTAATTGTGCAAACAATTCAATTAATTGCACAATTAATTCAATTAATCATAGCGATAATGAACAAAGTAAAAGTAAAGTAAAAGTAAATAGAAAGAAAAGAAAAGAAAAGGAAAATAATAAAGAAACTTCTCCTAACGGAGAAGAAAAGAAAGACGAGCTTTCTTTGTCCCACTCCCAAAAAATTGATTGGGTAGGTTTGATGAATTGGTATAATAGCTTGTTTAGAGATAAGCTTCCGGCTATAAAATCAATGACCGAAACACGGAAGAAAGCAGTTAAAGCACGTATAGCCCAATACGGCAAAGAAAGCATTAGAACTGTATTTAACCTTGTGCTTCAAAGTTCTTTTCTCCTCGGGGGCAATGACCACAACTGGAAATGTGATTTTGATTGGATATTTAAACAAGCTAATTATACAAAGATACTGGAGGGAAAT